GACTTTCCAAAAGGAACTGATTTTAATAAGGTATCAGAGCGGGAGATTAACCTTGTGACAAACCGATTAAATAATCGTCCTCGTAAAACACGAGATTACAAAACACCGAATGAGTTATTTAAAGGAATACCCACTCATTTACTTCGTCCACTACGGTGTTGCGCTTAATATGTGAATCCAAGTCATTAAATAAAAAATAACAACCTCACTTCTAAAAAATAGATTTTCTTGTGATCAAGTTCATAAAATGAAAATGATCATGATTTTGTCAAACCCGTTACCTGTTTTTTTTATTTTTATTTCATACTGTTACGCAAAAAACACCTTTTATGAATTAATATCAAACGGTTAAGTACACTAATCATATACGCTATCTCAGAATATTATTCTTCAATGGCAATCATTTTAACTTTTTACACTGTAATTGTCGGATACCATTTTTTATTTCCCTTGATTTAATTTGGTATTTACTCCTTCGTTATTTATTATTGCCCCCATTTTATTTATCACGCATCAGTCGATATATTCGGACAACAGCGTTCCTGCAAATTATCTAAAAGCAACCTATTGCGTCTTTAATTAACCCATTTGTCGGAGACAATGTGAGTGAGATTTAAATCTTGTACCCGATGTTATGGCCTGCGTTGTTATCAGGCGGGATAGCCTCGTTTATAACTTTCCATCATCTCAGGGAGACACACCATGTCAATAAAGAAGAACCTCGATAAATTGAAGAAGGGACAAGCTCTTGTTCAGCAGGGGCAAGAGGCGGTTCAGAAAGCGAAACAGGTGGCAGGCAAATTAGGCGGCGGCATCTTAGGTGGCAGCCTGGCAGGAACGGCAGGCTTAATTCCGGGCGGCGGTTTTGCCGGCAGAATAGGCGGAAGTTCAGGCAGCGGCATGACAGGCACAGCGGACTTAATCCCGGGTGGCGGTTTTACCGGGGGAAAGGGGCTGGCAGCACGTGCAGTTGGAGGGCAGCATGCCGCCACCAAAGCACTGGAAAAAGTCGGCCAGATGCTGATGGGCGAGCGTGATCCGAGTGGCCTGCAATTTACCCTGACCGCAGGCGGCTTACCGCCGCAGACGTTTGTGGTGGCCCATTTCACGCTGAACGAAAGTTTTTCCCAGCCGTTCAGCCTGAGTGTCGGACTGGCGAGTGCCGATCCGGCTATCGACTTCCCGGCCGTACTGGATCGCACCGCCACGCTGACCATTTTGCAAAACGGTATCGAACAACGCAGCATCACGGGGATCGTTTCCCGCTTTGAGCAGGGTAACACCGGGTTGCACCAGACCACCTACCAGATGACTATCCGGCCGGATTTGTGGCGCACAACCCTGCGGCAGAACTCGCGTATCTTCCAGCAGCTCAACATTGCGGACATCATCACCAAAATCCTCAAAGAACACAGCATTCGCGACGTGGTGTTCAGCCTGCGCCACCCGCACCCGGCGCGGGAATTCTGCGTGCAGTATCAGGAAAGCGACTTTGATTTCCTGCAACGGCTAACAGCGGAAGAAGGCATTTTCTACTTCTTTGAATGCAGTAACGGGCGCAACACGCTGGTCTTCGCCGACGACTGCGGTTCAGTGCCACCGGGCATGGCGCTCCCTTATCAGCCCGGTGACGCCAGCACGGTGGGCGAACCGGCCATCAGCAGCCTGACCTACAGCGCACAAGTGCGGCCGGCTCAGGTTCAGCTTAAGGATTACACCTTCAAGAACCCGGCCTGGCCAGCGGAATTTCACCAGCAGATGCGGGATGAAAACCTGCAACAACTGTACTACGAGCACTATGACTACCCCGGCCGCTTTAAAGACGAGGCTCATGGCAAGGATTTTACCCGCTACCGGCTGGAGGCATTGCGCAGCGACGCCGTGACCGGACAAGGCAGCGGCAATGCCATCGCCCTGCAACCGGGCAAACTGTTCATCCTCAACAACCATCCCCGGGCCGACCTGAATCAGTCATGGCAGACCGTTTCCACCAGCCACAGCGGCAGCCAGCCGGGTGCCCTTGAAACCACAACCGGCGACAGCGGCACCACGCTGCACAGCCAGTTCTACTTCATTCGCCAGAACCAGAACTGGCGCCCGGCACCGCTGCCCAAGCCAGTGATTGATGGCCCACAAATCGCCAAAGTGGTCGGCCCGGCCGGCGAAGAAATCTTCTGTGACCAATATGGGCGCGTGCGTCTGCAATTCCCGTGGGACCGGTACGGACGCAGCGATGACCAGAGTTCGTGCTGGATACGGGTCAGCCAGCCGTGGGCGGGCCAGGGCTGGGGCATGCTGGCTATTCCGCGCATCGGCCAGGAAGTGGTGGTGGATTTCCTGCACGGCGATCCGGACCAGCCGATTGTCATCGGGCGCACCTACCATGCCAGCAATATCCCGCCGGGCTCTCTGCCGGGCAGCAAAACCCAGATGGCCTTCCGCTCCAAAACCCATAAGGGACAGGGCTACAACGAACTGCTGTTTGAGGATGCCAAGGGAAGTGAACAATTATCGCTGCATGCGCAAAAAGACATGAACACCAAGGTGCTCAATAACCGGGATACCAAGGTACTGGCCAATCACACCGAAACCGTGGATAAGGACCAGACCCTGCATATCAAGGGGCACCAGCTGGCGACGGTCAATCTCACCCGTGCCGATACCGTCGGCCTCGGCTATGCCCTGACCGTCGGGGCAGCGATGAACACCGCCGTGGCTCTCAGCCAAAGCGAGCAGGTGGGTGTCCACAAATCCGTGATAGTCGGTAATACCCTGTCCATCACGGCTGGGGATGTGATTGAACTGACATGCGGTGCCAGTACTCTGCGCATGGACAGCAGCGGCAAAATCACGATTCAGGGCACGGAATTCAAGTTCGAAGCCAGCGGCCCGGTACAAATCACCGGCAAAGACATTGACCTGAACTGAGGAGCGCCAAGACATGGAATTTCGTAACCTGACGCCCTTTGCCGTGATGAACTACTCGATGCTGGATGTGGAGGATGTCGAGCACCATGTGGCCGTGATGAAAATCGGCTATCAGCTGTTGCCGGACAGTTCCGGCCATTGCATTGCTGAATTGCTGCCCGCACCGCCCTTGTGCTTGCAGGATGAATACCGTGGGCTGATGAATGCTTCGCAGGTCTTGCAAGAGAGCGACCTCGCGCCTTTCAAACCGCGCTGTGACGTGATAGTCAACGGCACGGCGTATGCGCCGGATAATCGCCCCTGTACTGCGTTTCCTGTGCGGTTGCAGATAAAGAGCAAGCAGGGCCAGCCCCTGCTCGACAAAACCCTGACAGTGACCGGAGAACGGGAGTTTATCCGTGCAGCTACTGGCGAGTGGCAACTGACCGACCCGAAACCCTTTACCGCCCTGCCGCTGGATTATCGTTATGCCTTTGGTGGTAAATGCAAAATTCAGACAGACGACAAAGCGAGCGAACTCCTTAAAGAAAGTGACCGGCTGACACTGGCACAACGCCAGCAGCATCCGGACGGGGAAAACGCCCCGGTGGCGCATGCTGTGTGTGAAAGCAATCCGCTGGGAACGGGATTTATCACTCCGTGGTATGCGAACGCCAAGCAGCTTACCCGTTGCCCTGCGCCGCGGATTACCCCACCCGATGCCCCATTTACCGTTGAACATTTTACCGCACAACTGGCTGGCACACTGCCTGCCGATACCCCCGCCTGCCAACCGCAGGGTTTGGGCTTTATCGGCCGCCCGTGGACACCGCGCAGACAGTTCGCCGGCACATACGATGACGACTGGCTCGCCCACCGTCATCCTTACCTGCCGAAAGACTTTGATTTCAGATACTGGAACGGTGCCCCGACTGACCAGCAAATTGACTGGCCTGATACCCATCTCTCGCTGAGCCTGCAAGGGATGACGCCCAGCGGCAACCTGCACATCACCCTGCCGGGGCATCGCCCGTTTATTCTGTTGCGCATGGAGGACGGCGCGTTATTCCCCGTACCGATGCGCCTTGATACGTTGCTCCTCGACAGCGAGGCCATGACGGTGCACATCACTTGTCGGCTGAATGTGAAAACCAGCCTGCCAGTGCGGGTCGCGGAGGCACGATTTGAAATCGACACCGATGCCCCATTACTCAAACTCGCGCCCCCGAAACCCGAAAAGGAGACTGCCCATGGCGGATAACTACCTTGCCCGTACTGCGGGCGAATGGCTGATTGTCGGCATGTTGCCGGACGTGTGCAAAACCCCGATGGGGCCGTCAACCCCGCCCATTCCCTATCCGGTTATCGCCAAACTGGCGGGCAGCGATGTGCCCGTGAAATCGGTGCGTGCCAATGGGCAACCCGTGGTGGTCTTCGCTCAGAGCTTTGTGCCGCAAACCCTCGGTGACCAGCCCGGTGTGGCCAACGGGGTGAAAAGCGGCACCGTGGGGGCAAAATGCCACCCGAAAGCCCATACAAAAACGGTCCGGGCTGGCAACAAGCTGTTGCTGCGCCACGGGGATGAATTCTGGATGAACGGAGCATAAGGGAAAAGCGATGACCGTCAGAATTGAGATTACGGGATATGATGCCAAGGCATTTTGCGAAAATTTTACCATTCATACGCAAGAAAAAGCCGAAAAGGCCCTCAAATATGCGGACGATATCTTCCCCTACAGTGAGGTGGGGGGTCCAAATGCCTCATGGACGCCTGAGGAGTTCAAGCGGGTTGTACAGAACGCGGTAGATAAATTCAAAAGCGGGGAGTTTCCGTTGGAGGAATGGAAACAGACGCCCCCTGAACCGAATGAGTCCCTGCCCGATAAACCCCGCGATGACAGCCCGACCGGGACGGGCAACACGCTGGGTAAAATCGTCGGGCAGGCACCACAGGGGACAAACCCACCGCATGAAGCCAATGCGGCGGTGATACCGGAAACTGAGCAAGAAAAGGGATTTTTGGACAAGGCCGGGGACTGGTGGGACGAGACCAAAAAGGACGTAGAAAAATGGGGGGAAGAAGCCGGCGAAAAACTGAGTGCTGCCTGGGATAATCCGGGCAAGGCCGCCATCGGTGCGGCAAAAGGGGTGTGGAATACCGTGCCTGATGTGGGGGAGCTCGCCTTTCGGGCGGTAGCTGGAATGCCCGCAACCATGATATCCGCATCGGGTACCGTATTGAAATACGCGGGCGCTGATACGATAGGCGATACCGCCCTTGCTGCTGCGGATAAATTAAACCAGGCTGTCGATAAGGCCGTGGAATTGAGCCATGTGGATGCCATCCGTTTCGACATCACGGATAAGGCGGAACAAGGGGGAGCACTGGCTTCTGAAATCGCCGGCGCTGCAACCGGCTTTCTGGGGCTAGCCAAAGCGGCGGCCAAAAAAGGAGCAAAAGAGATGGCAGGAGCCAAAGTCAAAGGCAAATCGACAGACACACCGGAGGCCAAACCCAACAAAGAACCGGTCAAAGATGACGCCACCCCTTCCAACAAAAAAGACGGCAATGACAATGGACTCTGTTCTAAAGAGGGCGACCCGGTTGATATGGCCACCGGCGATTTCCTGCAAGTCTGGCCGGTGCTGGCGATACCGGGGTTGTTGCCAATCAACCTCAACCGAACCTACCGCTCTACCGCTGATTTGCACGGTCTGTTCGGCACCAAATGGGCGGATGACTGGTCACTGCAATTGGTTATCGGTCAGGGGGAGGTGCGCTATACCCACACCGACGGCGTAGTCTACGACTATGCTACGCCGGATAACAAAGTCTTGTCCCGTAACCGCCACCTGCCCCACTGCCTGCTGACCGGTGAACTGACGGGCGAACTGTGCCTGACTGACCGCCATACTCAATTAACGTCCCATTTCAGCGTGATATCAGGCAACACGCGAAAACTGTCTGCCATCACGGATCGCCGCCAGAACCGGATTGATTTTATCTACGATAAACATGCCCGGCTGATTGCGGTTACCCGCAATGACGGCCTACGCTTAAGCCTGAATTATCATCAGAACGGGCGGCTTCACACCCTCGAGATGCGGGAAATCGGCGATGAGCAATCAATCGAGCAACGCCTGCTGACCTGCTATTATGACACTCAGGGCTATCTGAACGATTGTGATGCCTTCCAGCACAAGCACCTCTGGCATGAATACGACACTCAGGGGTGGATGATCCGCTGGCACGATACCGACCAGACCGATCTGACCATCTGCTATGACGAACGTGGCCGGGTACTCAGCACCGCCTCCCCCAGCGGCTACTGGCATGACCGTTTCCATTACGATGATAACGCCCGCATTACAACCTATCTGGACGGCGAAGGGGGCGAAACCCGCTACCATTACGACCCGAACGGGTTGGTGATACGGGAAGTTGACCCACTGGGGCGTATCACTCGTCGCCAGTGGCGAGGCAGCCTGCTGATGTGGGAAAGCAACCCGCTGGGGCAAATCACGGCGTTTGATTACAATGCAGACGGTGCCCTGACCGAAGTGAAACTGCCGACGGGCGACACCTTTGAGTATGATTATGATGAACATGGGCAGCTGAGTGAAAGTATCCTGCTAACTGGCGAACACTGGCAATGGCATTATGATGAACAGGGCAACCTGACCGCGCTGACGAATCCGCTGGGGCACAAAGAAGAATACCAGTACGGTCTCCATGGTGAACTGCGGCAGCATCTGCGGCCAAACGGCCAGATATGGCACTATGCCTATGACGAACACCGACGCCTTGCCGCAGTAATGATGCCGAACGGCGAAACCACAGAACTGGAGCTGGATGCCCTAGGCCGTCCTCACCAAATCACCGATGCCCTTAAACAGCAAACCCACTATCGCTACAGTGATTCCCATGCCAGCTTCAGTGACAGCCTGACCGATGTTGAACTACCAGACGGCACCTCGCAGCAACTGGAATATGACAGTGAGCGGCGTGTGGTGGCTGTTACTGATGGTGAAGGTCGCACCACCCGCTACACCTACGGCGCGTTTGACCTACTCAATCAGGTTATTCGACCAGATGGCACCACCCTGCACTTTAGCTATGACCGTCTGACTCGTCTCAGCACAGTAACCTCCTCTACTGGCGAAACTTACCGTTATGAGCGGGATGCGGCTGGCCAGATTATCCGCGAAACCGATTTCACCGGTCGGACACTGACGTATCAGTACGATAAACTGGGCCGCCGTACACAGACTCGCTATTCCGATGGCCAACAACTTCACTGGCACTATTCCGCCGCAGGTTTGCTGGTCAAACAGGAAAGCTGGCAGCCGGAAGAAAACCAGCTGGTGCTAAAAGCCACCACCACCTACGAATATAACCAACGGTATCAATTGGTGAAAGCCACCAATGCCGATGCTACCGTCGAGTATGAATATGACAAAACCACCGGCCTGCCGACCTGCGAGCGTATCAACGGGCGGGAAATAACGCGCAAATGGGATAACCTGACCGGACGTCCGGTCAGTGAAAGTGTGGAGGGCAATACCCTGCACTTCGGTTATAACCAGATCGGTGCACTGAATCACTTTCAGATCAACCAGCATGTGCCATTGACCTTCCAGCATGATGTGCTGGGGCGGGAAACAGTGCGGGAAAGTGCCAATGGATTTATCCTTGCCAGCCGCTACACCGCAACCGGATTGCTGGCGCATCAGTCGGCGGGACAGGCTACCCCATTTTTCAGGGAAACACTGGCACAAAATGACCAGCATTTTCCGCCACAAGCCTCTGCCGTCAACCGGAGCTGGCAATATGACCGCGCCCATAATGTGCGCGTGATTGACGACAGCCGCTGGGGGCAAACCCGCTACCGTTACAATACTAACGACCAAATACTCCATACCCTGTTCGAGGGAGCGCGTCCGCATGAAGAGCAATTCCGCTATGATGCCAACGGCAACCTGAGCCAACATCTGCCTGTCGATGCCTATGGCGCGATGGAGCAAATTACCCAGCACCAGAAAGCCGGACGGGTCGTGCAACAAGGGGATATCCGTTATCGCTATGATGACAATGGCCGTCTAGTGGAAAAAACCAAACAGCGGGACGGCTTCCGTCCGCAAATCTGGCGTTATCGTTGGGATACCCAAAACCAGCTGACCCACTGTGAAACGCCGGACGGCTCGCGCTGGCATTATCGCTACGATGCTTTTGGTCGCCGAATACGGAAACTCAAGGTTCACGATGGCAAATTGGCCGCGGCCAATTTACAGTTGTGGCTGGCAGGCAAACCGGATTTAACGCCAAGAGCCGATGCTATTATGGGGCAGGATTACCTGTGGAGCGGCGACCAGCTTATCGAGGAAACACCGGTTTACGCCGATGGTACCCCCGTAGAAGGCCAGCGCATTCGTTGGCTGTATGAACCCGGTTCACTCACACCGTCAGCCCGCTTTGAAAAAGGCAAGCTACACTATATCGTCAGTGACCATCAGGGCACTCCGCGCGAACTGCTCAACGAACAGGGGGTGCTGACCTGGGCGCAGCGGCTGACCACATGGGGCAAAGCTGAACGCTCGCAGGTGATTGCGTCCAATGCTCCTGATTATCATGTGAACTGTAATCTGCGGTTCGCAGGGCAGTATGAAGATGAGGAAAGTGGGTTATATTACAACCGCTTTCGATACTATAATCCGGAGACGGCACAGTATATCTCACCTGACCCGATAGGGCTACTGGGGGGATTTAACCCGTATTCGTATGTCCATAATCCCACGAATTTTATCGATCCATTAGGTTTAGAAATTGTTTATAGGAACTTAAGACCAGATGAAAAAATAGAGAATGGCTTATCGGCTAAAAATCCAGGGAGAGATATGTCTCCTGCGGGGCATGTTAGAAATGGTAGCAACCCTAGTTTTAAAGGTTCACAATATATATCTACGACTACTGATTTGGACGTTATTACGAAATATCGCGAACCAGGTCAGATAACAGTGAAATTTGATACTAAAGATGTAATACCCGATATAAAAGGTAATCATAGTATTATCGATGTATCGACCCCAGAAAAAGCAGCAAGTACAGGGCTAAAAGGTCCTGCAGCAAATTATGCCGTATCTTCTAAAGAAATTTTAATAGAAGGTAGGATCTGCCCAGATAAAATAACCAAATGTTGAGTGATGGTATGACACCAATGAATGAAGATATAGCTAAAAACATAGTATTTGATAAATTATTAGGTGAAAATTCTATCCCTGTAAGACTAAGAACAAAGAGTTCTTTTTCTATGGATGAAATAAAGATACTTTATCAAGCTTTAGATTTTTTAATTGATTTCTATCACGAGAAAACAGAAATACCTAAGCAACTAGCCCTTGCTTTCGTGGATGTGTATGGTGCATTTTCGTTTAGAGAGGGAATGTACGATGAAAAAATGCTAAATGAGTTAGAAGATATAGGAATTGAGCTGCAGGATAAAGCTACCCTACTCCTATCTTAATTTGATTAATACGTGATTATATTCACCTAAATTGTCGAAGAAAAGTGTCAATCTTATTTAGGATGGTACCCCAAAAGCCGGAAAAATCTCCATGATCTTACGGCTTTTTGCTATATACCGGGCACAGAGCCATAGAGATGATATTCGATCGTGGAATCAATTTATTAATTCCACGATCGAATCAGCAATAAAAAGTATTACACCGCTCAGACGGGTATCAGGTCAGATTCTGTCATCAACATAATTTTGCCGTAGCCGAAGGCAACTTGAACGGGTTTATCCAACAAACCGGTTTCCGTTAACCAGTCGCCAGCCAGATACAACTCGCCATTATCACGCACCCAATCAATGCCCTGATAGGGATCATTTTCCGCCACCTGAGGCAGAGGAACCTGATCAGGCTCAGCCAGTGTTAACATCAACCCGTTGTCATATTGCTGGATATGAAACAGAGTCTTCGGCGTAAAACCCATCTGTTGCATATCTTCACCGCTTAATACACATTCCGGCAGTTCAGCATTTTCAGTCGAAAAATGAAGTTTCATCGGTTCCTTCTTGGTTTAATCAGTCAAATAAAATGCGAGTCGCTTCGCAAAAGAAAAATTTTGCCCGTTAAGCGCAAAGTTTCACGCATACAGGTGCATTCAATATACGATTTTAATTGATAAAACAGGGTATTACGCGTTTATTTCAGCAATTTTTTCGTTAATTTTCCGGGAAATTGCCGCAACCAGTTAGCCACAGCGATATCATCCCATTCGCCTTCACTCAGGCTTTTTAAGCAGTGCCACAGTTCATGAAAATTTTGGCTGGTGATGATTAGACAGCCCGGCATCACTCTGATTTTTAACGGATCGTTAATGGAAAATCCCGCTTCCAGCAGCCATTTTCCGCTTAAGTTGATGGCAGGGATCGTGCGGTTAACTCCCTTGGGACGATAAACCACTTTCTGATAACGTTCTGGTTGGGAAATTTTGTAAATGCAGATGCCTGCAGTAGAATGTGCGTCAGCCATAATAACTATCCTATGTAGTTGTTGTGGTTAGCGGTTTTATCGTGTTACCGCACGGTAAAGCCGCGTCGAATTTTCACCGCCCACTCTATTCCCCATCTAAATAACATACCACTGACAAAAATTGCCTTTGCAAAGCGGCTCGCAAAATAGCGGCAGGAATGAAATTGTGTACAATATTTGCACTATTATTTATGTTGTAGTAATGTTCCTATATCGTGAATTCAAACAGGAGGTGTAGCCATGACCATCACGACCCTCTCCAGCCGGGAACTGAATCAGGATGTGACCCGTGCAAAGAAAGCCACCAAAAACGGCCCCGTCTTTATCACCGATCGCGGCAGGCCTGCTCATGTGTTATTGAGCATCGAGGAATACCGGCTGCTGACAAAACAACATCGCAATATTGCCGATGCGCTGGCGATGCCGGGTGTTGCAGATATTGAGTTTGAGCCGCAGCGAGTGACTATCGGAACCCGCCCGGCTAATTTCTCATGATGTACGTACTCGATACCAACGTAGTGTCCGAACTACGAAAAATTCGGGCTGGGAAGGCCGATCCGAACATGGCGAAATGGGCTGAAAGCGTCGATGCCGCCGATCTCTTTGTATCCGCCATTACCATAATGGAATTAGAGCTTGGCATTTTGTTAATTGAGCGTAAGGATACCACGCAGGGGGCTATGCTGCGGGCGTGGCTGGAGCAACATGTCTTGCCGGAGTTTTCCGAACGAACGTTGCCCGTTGATACCGCCGTGGCGCAACGCTGCGCCCGGTTGCATGTACCGGACAAATGCAGCGAGCGTGATGCGCTTATTGCGGCGACAGCGCTTGTGCATGGTATGACGGTAGTTACCCGTAACGTAGCCGATTTTCAGTCCTCAGGGGTGACGATCCTCAATCCGTGGGAGTCGAACCCATAATGTGTATTAGTTGCAACTTAACCTAATGGTGTTCTATGGCAGGGCACGCATAAATCTGACTATCGGTTAAGAGCGAAATGCGGACGTTTGCGCAGCACAATTTTCAATATGAAGACATTTCCATGAATATAAGAAAGTATTTTGCATGCAAACAACTCACCAAATTCTCCGCAAAGCCGGAGGCAGTTTGTCATCGGCAAAGAAATTTTTTTGAATTGAATGCATTTTTCGTAAATGTTATTGATAAATTAATAATTTTCGTTCAAATAATCTTCAAGGGATAGTATGCTGATTGATTCTACTCTGATATATCCTTATTTACCCGTTGTTGCCTTTGTTCCTGACTGGATAGACAAAAATAAGACATCAAAACTTGCTCTGGATTGGCGTAGCGCACTGGTTTCATTTTTCGTTAAAAAAGAGTTCAATACGCAGGAAGATTTTCTGGTCGGCAGTGGCTTTCTCTATCTGTGCGGTGGAAAGATGCCCTGCATTGTGACGGCGTCGCATGTCATCGTTGAGATGCGCAAAAGTGGCTTATCGTTTATCTCAATTGATGGCGTGAAGTTTCTGTTTGAAAAACTAGAAGTCTTTTTTAATGACGATCAAGATTATGCTGTCATTCCACTACCAGAAAAAATTGCAATGGGTATCCCCGACAGTAAAATATTCACCTCTATCCATGATAACAGTGAAATGAAAACCTCGTCGTTCGTCATTATGGGTTATCCTGCAAAACATAACAATTTACACAGATTACGACCAGATAAGGGGCTGACGCCCTTTAATATAACCTTTCATCATTTTCACTATGAACGGGAAACCGAAGATATCTTATTTCATTTTGTTCCTGACGGGAAAATGAAAAACATCACTTTTGAACCGATCAGCAGTACCACCTCCATACCTTCACTCGCGGGTATGAGCGGCGGGGTGATTGCACAGATCGTTATGCATCGTACTAACGATCAGTTTTCCCTACTGGCAGCAGGCATATTTAAAGAACATCGGGCCAAAAGAGGGAAGTATTTAGTGGGGGCAACCTTCATTGATTTTGCTGATGAGGTCAATGCACTGATTAAATAGCTCCAGTGTTTATACGTCAGCTTCTGGCTGTGAGTTCAACTGGCCGATACAACGCTATCCTTAAACAAGGAGGGCGTTACTATGAAAAAAAGAAAACGCATTTACTACACACCAGAACAGAAAGCGGTTATCTGGAACGGGTATAAGCAAGGTGATTCTTTACCTGTATTAGCCACTACTCGATCTGACTCTGTTGCTGATCTGAGCTAAACCCAATCTAACAGTCGGCTATGTGTCAGAAGCGGGCGGCTACTAATATTGTGGTGAGGAAATCTTTGGGGTGTAAGTTAGTACACTTCACTACCTAGGCATTGAAGTCGATGACGTTTTGGAGTTATCTGAATCAATTGAAATCTGAGCTTATTAGAGTTGCTTTAGTGGCCCAGTGTCATACACGGACGCTGCAAAATTTCCACATACGCCTCTTCCACACTTTGATTCTCTGATTTCCTTAATGAAATACTGTATAAATTTATAGTTATCTTGATAAGATAAAAACAAGATAAAATCGCGTTTATCAATCACTGGAAGCTAGCTCCACACGCTGTTTATAGTTAGCGTAATATTTTTATATAGCGAGAAAGAGATAAGGAAACATGAAATTTAAACCTAGAAATCTAAGAGCTATTGCTGAATGTATCATCGGAGATAATCAGTGCTTTCCATACAGATCTAGCAGCTATATAACCCAATTTTTTGAAGAATGTGATTTAGATTATGCTCATGATGGTTCAACCCGATGGGCGTGGACGGCGGAACGGCTGGAAGAGCTTCTTCAGGAACCACAACCAAAAGCATACGCATTACCTGAAAGGTTCGTCCATGTTCTACGTACTTTGATGATGATTGAAGATGCTAGTAATGAAGATCTGGACAGATCAAAAGCACTTAGTGAATTAAATAAGCCTCTAAGCCGGGAAGGATATGAAGCATTCTACGGTGAGGATAATCTCCTATACATTCGCCACAGTGGCACTAAAACACTTTCAATCGCAAATAATCCCCACCGACCTTTTACACCACAAGAATCGAAACGTAGGGAATTGCTGCTTCAGTACCTTGGTGCTTGTTCGGAGGACGAACTGATTGAAGAAGTATTGTTACCTTTATTTCGTCAACTTGGTTTTCACCGAATATCTGCTGCAGGTCATAAAGACAAAGCCTTGGAGTATGGAAAGGATATCTGGATGAGATTTATTCTTCCAACTCAACATGTACTTTATTTCGGTATTCAAGCAAAGAAAGGTAAGCTTGATGCTGCTGGTGTCAGTAAGTCCTCGAATTCAAATATAGCTGAGATTCACAATCAAGTACTTATGATGCTTGGTCATGAGATTTTTGATCCTGAAACAAGTAAGAAGGTGCTTGTTGATCACGCCTTTATTGTCGCTGGCGGAGAAATTACAAAACAGGCAAGAAACTGGCTTGGGGGCAAGCTTGATGCAAGCAAAAGAAGCCAAATTATGTTCATGGATCGGGAAGATATTTTGAATTTATATACCGTAAGCAACATTCCATTGCCCAAGACAGTCAGCTTCACTCCTGATTTGGATATAAGTGATGATATTCCGTTCTAGACATCAAGAAGGATAGAGTCCAAACAAAAACAGCCATGAACAAACAGGTTCTTTGACCTCGCTGTGTTTGCATGTAATTGCAGCATTAATGTCCGCTGTTGGCTGTGAGTTCAACTGTCAGATTTATTCGTACCCTACCACAGGATACCGTCAGGTTAAGTTGAAACTAATACACTTTACCGTATACGCCGCTTCAGCTCCTTCAGAATATCATTCAGTCTTTCAATGGCCTGCGCATTTTCCGCAATGGCCTGTTTGTGGCGCGCATCGGCTCTGGACTGCTCATCTAGCTGCTCCTGTAAGCGCCGCCCGGTTTCTGTGTCTAGAAAATGATCCCGACTGGCCTCTACTATCCAGCCGGTATCATTGGACGCGACACCGCTGCCCCATGACGTCCACGCCGAGGCATTGCCCGATTTGTCCACCAGCCGTACCCGAAAATAGAGCTTCTCCCCAGCCGCCAGTCCCTGCAAAGTGTGGGTTCGTTGCGGATAGGAAATATCGGCGAACTGAAGCGTGTCATCATCCTCTCCATTTTTGTTGTAGCAAATTTCCGTTTTCAGCAGGACATCCGTCGGGTTGGCAAAATCCCAGTCCAGCCGGATACCAAAAAGTAGCGACGTGGTTTGGAGGGACTGCGGTGCCGACGGAGCCTCTTTGCGGTTTCCTAGCAGGGTATCCTGCGTGTTCATCCAGATACTGGATATTGCCGCTGCATTAGTCGCCCTGACCCTCGCCTGATAGCGTCCGTCATCGACGTTCGGCACCTCAAGACTCCGTGCAGTAGTCTGGGGAGCCGTTATCCAGTTGCCATTGTCTTTGCGCCATTCAACTTCATAAGCCACAGCACTGTCGGCTGCATCCCATGTGATCCGCAATGTGGTGGAGATGATGCCCTGATTAAGCGAATAATAACTGTCGATAAGGATATTCTTCGGTGCAGGCTGAACGCTGGGCGGAATGATGGTAACAGAGCGTTCGTCAATACGGGTATCCTTGTCGATAAGAGCATACTTGTCGGGGTTGTGCTCAACCGCCGTGATGTCAAATGATACGCCGTCCTCTCCCGCTTTGATACCAATAACCCGAAAGGGTTTCTCCGCTATATAGCTGGATTCGATTGCCCAGACTGAGCCCACTTCAGGTTCATCTGAATAGGCATAACTACGATCCCACACGGAAACCTCCTGTCCGTTGATCGCAGAAATGAGCTCCCTTTCTGCCTTACCTGACGGCAGGTTGATGACAAGCCAATCCCCCACCTTTGCCGACGGCACCCGATCCAAGGTAATAATGTATCGCCTCGGCATAGCCTGAATACGCCCGCTCCTTCCTGATCCTGACAGCAAGTTATCCGACACGCCGATAAGGTAACCGGGCAAGGGAATACTTCCTTCCAGTCCGACTGTGAAAGTGACTGTCCGGTCATGTTCGTTGGTGTGTAACACCCATTTACCACGCCGGATGGCTTCACTCTGGCGGGTACAACCGATGGCAGTGATATCGGCCTGCCGGATACCATAGCGGCGTATCAGGCGAGGTTCAAACACCGGTTCGATAGCATCCTGATAACCATTCTGCGGATCGGACCAGCTTACCATGGCCGTAGAGTAATGGGTTTTCTCGCTAGCACTGGAATAGGTGAATTTACCGTCACGCACATTGGCACAGGTAAAGAGATAATCCATGTCACGGGGCATGTCCGCCAGCACGTTCATGTTGTTATTAGACCAAAAAGTCATGCCCCGGAAGATCCCCGCAATATCACGCAACACAGCCCAGGCATCTTCCTGTGACTGGATATAAACATTGCAGGTGAAACGCGGCTCTCCATGGCCTTCGCCATCCAACACAGTCTGATCACAATATTGAGCGATGCTATACAGATCCCATTTTGCCAAAGCCAGATTTTCCGCTTTCACCCGGGTGCCGATGCTGAAGCGGTCATTGATCATCAGGTCATACAGCACCCATGCCGGATTGTCGCTCCATGCCCATTTGAAGGTGCCGTCCCAGCTGCCATGATAAAAACGGCGACGGGGTTCCAGATAATAATTACTCGGCACTCGGATGATGCGCATCTTGGGTTCACAAGTGATTTGCGGGATATTACGGAACTGTTTGGCATCAAACTGAACAAATAACAGGGCCGTTTCTGGATAGCTTAATTTGGCATCGATCACTTCGGTGATGGCCTCCACCACCATGGCATCAGCGATTCGGTTACTGTTCTGTTTTGGCGTCAACCGACGAAGGCGTACCTGCCAGCCCGAATGAGCGTTGGGTAAATCCACCCGGTGGGAGCGTTCGTATTTGGTGGTAGTTTTACCATCAACGGCAGTTTTCAGAATTTCCTTGAAAGCACCGCCATCGGTGGCAAGGTCAATGGCATATTCAATGCGATAACCCACGATGTCCCCGTTCTCTTTTTGCCTCTGCAACTGGGGCCACGATAACCGCAGGCGAACTGCTGACAGTTGAGTATTGGTGACCGTTGTCACCCACGAGCTGACCAGTTCGGCGCTGACGGTACGAGCATTTTCAACTGCCGGCATTCCGGGGATATATGCTTGATGGGGAGTACCGGGGCGGAACTCCCATTTGACACCCTCAAAATTGGGCCTGCCGTGGATGTCATTCAATGGTGTGTTATCTAGAAAAATACGCTGACCATCTAGATCGCCCGCAAATTCTCCCTCACCAAGCGCGAGGATAATTTTGGTATAGGAAATGGATTGCAGGGAGTCCGGTGCTTCTACCGGAGTGCGAGGATGCTGACGGCCACCTTTATTCCCCTGAATGGGCTGCTTTTCCATATTTCATCCTCAGAACGTTATTGTTGGTCTTCTGCATAGATACCCGCTGAAATGATGGCACCACCAATACGGCGTCTGCCGTAGCCGATGGGTACAGGGTTACCCTGTGCAACAGTATTCACCGGGCCACCGAAAGCATAGGACGGTTTGTTGTCAGGATCTTCGCGCCGTGCTAGCCCACCTGGCATAGGCGAAAGCATCTGCACCACACCGCCCAGCATCATACCAACTCCGGACATGACCATCGGCGCACCAAACGGGGTTGCCCATAAAAACGCACCGGCAACGACCATTACCGCTCCCAAAATGGTCTGAAAAATACCGGCGTTTTTGCTGCCAATAATCATCGGCGCAATACGGATATCGTCTTCACCGGGAAAGACTAATTCGTCACGCTGGAGATTACGCTTACCATTGAACACAGCAAAGGTGAGCCCGCGCTCTTTTGCCGTCAACAGAAAGCGTTCAAAGCCGTCAATCAGGACAGACAGCGCCCGGATCGCTTCCTGCGGGGTAGAGACAGCCAGTTTATGTACCCGCCCGAAGCGGGCGCCGAGTACGCCGTATAACCGGATGGTTCTGAGTGTATTCATGAGGTTACTCCAATAAAAAAACCGCTGATACGGGAATGTGGTGATGGCGCAAAGTGATAATGGTGCGTTCCTGCCAATAGCCATGATAGGGTTCTCGCTTGCTGAGCTGCCCGTACAGATGGTGCAACATCAGACCGTCACCCAGATAAACACCGGCATGATTGGGTTCATTGGCCTGTACCTGCATAATGATCACATCCCCGGCCTGTAATTCACCGCGACACTCTACAAATCCGGCTGCGGCATAGTGTTTCATATACAGATTTTCGCCCCGATCCCACCAGCTATCGGTGCGTTCAAAATCAGGGAGTTCAACAGTACGTTCCAGTTTGTACCAATCACGCACGATGGCATAACAATCCCAAATACCGTGCACGAACGGGCGGCCAATTAATGGCTTAATGCCTTCCGTTGGCATCAGGGTACGGATATCCCTTTCCGGCCACGAAACAATCACCCATGGCGTTTGTGACAAGTCACACTGTGCGATATCCAACTGGCTCGGTTGCGTTGTCGCGTCGGGATGGCTGTGGACAATGGCAACAATTGAACCTTTGTCTTCGGCAGCAGAATAATCCTCTGGGTGAATACGGAACTGTTCAGTGGGTGACGGTGCGGTGTTGCGACAAGGAAGATAGCGCTGTCGGCGGTGTTGTTGAATAATCAGCCCGCAACATTCATTCGGGTAAGTGGCTTGAGCATGGGCCATGATGGCGCGGGCTGTGTATTTTCTCAGTATCGTCATGGTTACCGCCTCAACAGTGCCGAGCCAGGAAAACCACCAAAGGGTAATTGTTCCATGTCACCAAAGCGTTTTTTACAATCGCTCATGAGTCCCCCGCAGGCATCAGCCGCAGGATCATCAGTCGGCTTACCTCTTTCAGTAAAATATCGGGTGCCGGTATAGCCACACGGTGATTGCCGGTACTGTCCGCGAATGCACCATGTACACAGGCTGTGAATTTGCCGGGTCGGGATTTTAATCCCCTGTAAATCGGCTGGGGAAGAGAGAGAAAACTGGATGCTTTCATTATCTTCCTGAGTTTTGCTGTCGATGTAGAAAACATCGATTTTTTCCTGTGTCGGATCGGCTTGCGGGTTTCCGTCGGAGAAATTGCGGGCATCCAGATAATGAGCAAAGGTCATGCGGATCGTGACACGCGCTTGCACCATGTTTTGATAAGCCAAACACAGCGCACTGAGTGTGCCGTCCAGATTGGCCACATTAAGAGTCGGTGTTACCGCCCGTCCATCGCTGGTGACTTCCAGCCCTTCGATGCTGACGGGCCATGGTTTGTATTCGCTGCCTTGCCACCAGAGGGATTTCACCGGTAAATTCCCGGTATTTTCCAGTTCGGCCTCGGTGTAAGCGATAGAGTGATTGTGAAAATACAGCTCTGGCCCACCAAACGCTGAACCGTCAACGGTAAACAATAAGACTTTGCTCCCCGGCTCAAGTTGCTGGAGAGTTGCATTGATTGCCATGGTAAAACCTCTTAAGGGTGATAAATGCGGGTGAAGGTCACGGAGAGCGTGAAATAAGCGCCATTGGCTTGAATAGTGAATTTTCCTGCCTGATACAACCCCAGTTCAGATAACGGATTACGCCATTTGAATGAGCGCCAGCCCTGATGCTCACGCAGAAAAGCCATAATCGGCTGTATGTCAGACTGTACCCCGATAAAAGACAACGGCCAACTTTCGCGCTGCGCGTTGATCCCCTCGCCTGACGTTTGTTTATAACCATCACCGAACTGGACGGAACGTACAATCGGTTCAAACTCCCCGACCGCGCCAACTTTTGCAGGAAAATCAAAGGTTTTTATCATCATCGACCTCCTTTAATCGCCACACTGAGTTCACCCCCTTGATTTAAACTTTTATGCAGCAAAAATTTGAATCGCTGATCGACAAATTTCGCAATATCCTGCCCCGCAGATTCCGCGCCACGGGACGTTTTCGTGTCGTGAGTACCCTCGGAATGGATCACAATATGGACGGTGTTAAAGGTCTGGTTACCCGTACTGCCTGTGGTCTGAACACCCAACTTACCGTCGGCACCGCGTTTTAAGGGCAAGATGGCTTCCGGCCCTGCTTCCCCCATCACCCCGCCCCCTTTAGCAAACTTAAACAAGGTCGGGCTACTGACAATCTGTCCACTGTATTGACTGAGATCGGTCGATTGATACACATTGCCTTTCGCGTTAGGAATAAAACTTTTCCAACTGGTAGACATCCCCATGGCTCCCACACCAGCAGAAGACATTCCGCTACCTGCCGACGCTATCGAGCTGCCCCCGACATTGGACATTCCGCCGAAAAATCCCGACATGGCCTTGGTGATTAGGGCTTGCATGGCAATACGAACCAAATCCTGAATAATGGATTGTGCCAATGAGGCTGACAGTTCCTTCATGGATTCTGAAAAGGATTGGGTGCCCATCAACATGCCGGTTAAGGCATTACTTGACCGTTGCTCCACTGCATCCAGCAGGTTCATTTGCATTTTCTGGAAATCACCCTGTGCACCATACAACTCTTTAGCGGCTGCAATTTGCGCTTCTTTGGAACGCGTACCGGCAGCGGCAACCAGTTGTTCATGGCGTTCTTTTTGGATAATCCCGTTTTGGTAATAGGCATCATAAAGTGAAGTCTGTTCGGTTAACTGGTTTTTCAGCTGGGCTAACGGATCGACTTCCCCCGCGACATCGAGACGCGGAGCAGCAATATGTTTCGCCTGCTCGGCCAGTTTTTCTTTGACGGAGGTTTGGTATATTGCCTTGCTGGCTGACAGATACTCCTGTTCTGTCAGTAACCGGGCATCGTAAATGGCCTTGAGTTCCTGATTGGCTTCTTTTTCCTGACGGGTAATCGCTTTTGCTGGCGCGTATTTTTCTGCCAGCTCCATGCGCTGCTTCTGGTGATTTTCAGCATTCAGGGTAGTCAGGCGCAGAATTTCATTATGGGAAACTAAACCGGATTTTCCCACTTCATGGAGTTTCTGCTGAATTTCTCGCTCACTTAAAATGATGCGCCCTAAACTGGTTGCGTGAGCCTGCTCGATTTCCTTGCGTAATTGCTGATACAGGTTAAGAGTTTGCTTACCTTTGTCATCACTATCGCCCGAACCGCCTCCTGTCCACGGGTTGTCATTATTGGATTCTGATTGAGGAGGCTGATTGTATTTACCACTTGATAAAACAGATTCTGCATTTCTAAGGCTTTCTTTTTTTGCTGCAAGATCTTTTGCTATATCTTCCAAGTCTCCTTGGTTTTTACGGCGTTTCTTTTCATATTCAGCAGGACTTTCATCAAACCAATCCACAAGAAACCCTAACCCACTACCCTGTATGTCCTCCATGTTGGATTGTCGTTTTTGGGAGTACCTTACTGATTCACCATAAAGCCTTTTTTGCTCCTTTTCTAAAATTCGAATGTCCTCTTTAAGGTCATCCATACGAATTTCTAGTTTGATTTTTGTCAATTGTTGCAGCTGTGCAATGGTCTCGATTAGCGACCCTTTCAAGTTATCAACTTTGACCTTCGCTTCTCTAACGCTATTGCTAAAATACAGCACAGCAGACCCTGCAAGCATCGCTGCGCCGAAAGGCCCACCAATCATCGCCCATGCACTACGGGCAAACCCCATGGTTCTGGACAGTGCCTGATAAGAGAAAGAGAGCCGGCGGTTAGCGATTTCCAGCGCTTTTGTTGCTTTTTCCCTTTGTTTGTACGCCTCAGTCTCTTGCCGGAATAATGCATTTTTATCCTTGGCATAATTGACGTAAATTCCGTGCTGGCGATTGGTATTCTCCAGATATTTAACGTGCTTGCGTTGCGCTTCCGTTGAATGGATCGTGGCATTCGCCTGCTCGAGGGTGCGCTTTGTCGTTTCGGCCTGCTGTTTGGCGGTATCACGGGTTGCTTTTTCCGTTGCCCGCCATGCACTGACGTTTTCCCGTAATCCAGCGGTCATCTTAGTCGCCAGAATGGGCATCAAGGTATACATGGCCACGTTCGCCACTAAATTAAAGTTTTCTGACAATGTATTGATGGCACTGGTGGCACTCTGCACACCGGAGCGCAACGGACCATCAGCACTCTGCCCGACTTGAATCGCCATCCCCTCAAAGGCACTGTTCAGGACATCCAGATCGGCGCTGAGGTTCTTGGCTCTGTCTCCGGCTTGCTCATAGGCGACCTGTGTGCCGGTCAGCGATTGCGTTAATTCATCCAGTCTGCCCCTGCCGACCACCAACTGAGAAGTGGCACTCACATTCGCTCGCCCGAACAGTTTCGCCGCCTCCGCTGTGGACAGCTTCTTGCTTTTGAGGTGATCCAGGGTAGCCCCCAGCCCGACAACCGAGGGCTTGAGTTTTTTATCGGTAGATTTCTCCAGCGCCAAAATCACATTACGAATGGCCGTTCCTGCCTCAGCCCCCTTAATGCCACCCGCCGCCAATATCTGAATAACCGCATTGAGTTCTTCAAAACTGATGGACGCCTGTGCGGCCATCGTGCCGCCATTCTTGATAGCTTCGGCTGTTTCGTTGATTTCGGAAGCGCCGTACTTCGCCCCAGCGGCCAGTACGTTGATATAGCGGTCAGCCTGTGCCGCCGAGGCCCCGAACTGGTTCAACGACAGCGCCAGCGCCTTGGTGGCATCGGGCAGATCAATGCCGGAGGCCTGCGCCAAAGTGACCGCCTTTTCCGTGGCTTGTGTCAGTGCCGCCGTGCTTTTCAGTAATTCCGGCTTGGCTGACGCCATGAGTTTCAGGGCACCGGCAATCCGGGCTGCGCCAAATTCTGTAGTTCGACCCAGTTGCTGTGCCGCCTCATCCAGTTGTTTTAACTGGGCACCGGTGACCCCGGTAATGGCGGACAGGTCAGAAAGTGCCTGTCCGTATTTACGGGTGGTCATCAGGATAGATCCCAGTGAAAAGCCCACACCGGACAGGATGGCCAGCTGACCGGCGACCGATTTAATCTGCTTGCCCATGGACTGGTAAGCGGATTCGACCTTTCTGGCGTCATTTTTGGCCTTGCTGGCAAACCGCTCCGATTCCCGTCCGGCATGGCGGTAAGCATCAGTGATTTGGGAACGAAACGCGGTGGCATTGACCAGCAGGCCAACGGTTAACGTCGAGATATTTGCCATGGTTTAACCTAACAGTTTCATGACCGCATCACACTGCGCCCGCACCGTATCACGGGGGACGGAGATCGAGGCAGCAGACGGAGGGTTATCGGATGGGGGACGGTTTTTCAGCCGGTAATACGCCTGCCACTCGTTGAGGGTGGCGGCAGGCAGGGACAGGATACGATAGGGATCTATCTCGCCGAGCTGCTCCGCAAGGGTAAAGGCAAAGTGCAGCAGCGGCGAGCCGGTCAGTTTTTTTCGGCGTCCTCCAGCGAACCGACGGCATGCCGCTTCACAAGGTTTATCGCCGCGATAATCGTGGCGTTATCGTGGATAGCCATCAGTTCGTCGGCGGTCGGCAAATCGGCGGGATTAATCGGCTTGCCCTTGTCGTCCACCAGACAATCCAGCATCATCTGGATATTGAGCCGTGACGCCTCACGCGCCTGATCCTGACGGAGGCTGTCGACCTTTTCTTCCAGTTCAATCAGTTCAGCGGCGGTCATACGACGCAAATTGACAGAGGTGCCAAACAACTCCACTTCTTTGATGTGGGGACGCGAGGTGAGCAAGGCCGCTTTCAGTGCTTTCATGATTTCATGACTCCGGTTTTGTTTTTATCGATACCCCAGACGAGGTTGTTTTGTTTGCCTTTGACGGTGATCTGAATCACTTCACTCGCCGGGGCGTTAATGTCGTTCATCTCCCAGCCGGAAAGTGCCAGCACCATCGTGGCGGTACGCTTATTCGGCAGGGCAATGTAAAACTGCACCGTTTCGCGCATTTCAGCTGCGTTCAGGAAGGAGACAAAATCGGGGTTCTCCGGATCATCAATAAAGCCGAGGGATTTTTCCGGACCTTCCGGCATATCGGAAATAAACTGTTTATTGGTATCCATCAATGTAGTGCAGTCAACAAAACTGCCAGTTAGCCCCGTGGCTCCCAATGCCTTGCAATTAATTAATGGATGCAGATCTTCTACGGTGTCTCCGGGTTTGCCGAACTTCACCACCGTACCGGCGGGCAATACGGCGTATTCGGGGGATGTTGCCATCGTGTTTTCTCCTATTGACTGTAACCCGATAAGGCATCGCGGATTTCCTGTGCGAGCACCTTAACGACAGCGGTTTTGTTGTAATCCAGCGCCGGGCGGATAAAGGGTTTCGGCACCTGTTTAATCGTGCCCATCTCCTGCGCCAGTGCTTTCATGCGATGGAATTTGGCGGGGCCGACGGTTATCGTCACCCCACCCGGGTATTTCTTGGATTTTGTGGAGCGAATGTGGATATTGTCCCGCATATGGGGACCTTCACTTTTCTTGTCATACCCAGCATGAATTTCCATATCTTCTTTGACGATTTCCATTGCAGTTTTCCCGGCTTTGCGCAGGATTTTTGTCTGGAGATCACTGTCCAATGCTTGCAATTTCCGTCCCAATGCCTCAAGACCGGACAGTTTGACGTCAATCATCGGCAACCTCCGTAAAGGTGAAGATAAAATCACGGGTGATACGGTAGCGCTTGCGGTTTTCCGTCAGTTCTTCTGCATTTTGGTACAGGGCACCGCGCGTCACAGTCTGCACCGGATAGTGACCGATAAACCCGTGTTGCACCGACTCCCATGCTGAACAAATTTTAGTTTCCAGCTTAAGCGCTGTTTTATAGTCATGCAGGATGAGACTGATTTGAAAGCGAGCCTCGATGAGTTGAGTGGCCGCCAGTCCAGAATTGAATTTCGCGTCACTGATTCGCTGGTAGGTCACGCCCTCTAACACGCTGGACGGCAGTATCAACGGATAAACAGGTAATCCGGTTAATCGCGTTAAATCGGCTTGGAGTTCAGCTTCTATCATGGTGCACATCCGCCTCCGTGGTGATAACGGCACGGTCGGTGCAATTACGGTCAACAGTGCGAACGGTAAACAGCCGGCCTTGGTGTTCAACCAGCCAATTAGGTTCAACGTCCTTTCTTGGCCTGACGGTAAATTGTTGCACCTCGATCACCTGTTGCTGATCCGCCGTGCGGATTTTCCGGTTGGACAGGGCTTCCGCTCGTGCCCAAGTTTCCGTGACATATTCCCGCCCAATGATTTCAGCCCCCAAATCATCACGGTTTTTTACAGGGCGAAACAGTTTAATACGATAGCGAAGTGAGCCGGCTTTCATCGGCATTCTCCTATAGCGGAATAAAACGGTAGGGTTCCAACAACGCTTTGAATCCAGTGGGTAAAGTCTGTGCCTCCCGGTTTTCATACCAGTAGCCCACTGTCAGCATAATCGCCAGTGTCACATCGTCGGTCGCTAACAGGCCGTCCGGATCATCCTTCGGCACCGCGTTCTCATACAGGCGACGGTTGAGGTAGCTTTCGGCCCGTTTGATGGCGGCGAGGGAATAAGTGTTTAATAAATCATCTTCGGTGTGATTATCACTGTCGATACGGCACTGTTGCCGAAGCAGGTCAAGCGTGGGAAAAGGCATGTCATCTCCTGATAAGGCCGATCACGCCTTGCTTTCTGGTGCTTTCAGCAGTTTCACCGCGTTGCTGTCCACCAGCAGGGAACCGACCCGTTTGGTGGTGTAGAAGTGGATAAAGGGCTTGTGGGTGTAGGGGTCACGCAGCATACGCACCCCCAGCCGGTCCAAAATGGTGTAGCAACGTTTGAAATTACCGAACACCACCGGTACGGCACCTGCGCCCAAATCCGCAAACTGTTCGTTTTCCGCGATACCGTAGCCCAGCAGCGCAGAGGGCTGCCCCAGTTGCAGACCCGGCTGCCACAGGTAGTTGCCCTGACTGTCTTTCAAGGTGCGTACCTGAAACAGCATGTTGTTGTTCATCATGAATTTCGCCCCGTTGCGGTATGGCTTGCGCAGGGTGTAAATCAGTTTCAGGATTTCGTCTGCCGTGACCTCGGTTGGTTTTTTCAGCAACAGGTGCTGCAACGTCCCCCATTGACGATCCTTGTCGTCCTGTGCCTCACTGCTGTGCGCCAGTAAGCCTTTCGGTTTGTTTTTGCCGTCGCCGTGGGTAAAGGCGCTTTCTTCCTGCTCGGCAAATTCCTGTGTCAGCTCAGACGAGATAAAGGCTTCCACATCGAAAAAGGCATCATCCAGCATGGTCTGGGTGGCGGCCGGATTACCGTAGATTTCACCCCAGACGGGTTCGATGGGTGCCAGCTTTGGCGTTTTAGTTTCTGGGCGTTCGTCGGTTTCGCCCACCCAGCCACTGTTGGTGCCACCTTGATTGATCAAGCGCTTAAAGTTGGGATTACCGACCGACACCACATGACACTCAGCACGCATCACTACTTCTTCTTTCAGGGCGCTGATGATATTGCGATCCAGCTCTTCCGGTACGGCGTAACCCCCTTCAGGATCGGTCGTGGTCTGCATCGCTTTTTGTTCCAGTTCTGCCAGTCCGTCTTCGCGGCCCTTGCGGATAAATTGGGCAAATGCGGTTTTATGCTCACTGGCGGTCTTGTTGTTGCTACCGCCTGCCGGACGTTTCAATCCAGCCAGCTCTTCTTCCAGCGCGGTTTTCAGGGTATCCAGCTCGCTGAGTTTGCCGTTCAAGGTTTCCACCTGTCCGGCTAATTTGCCTTTTTCCGCCTCAATCGCCTCAATGCGCTGGTCGTTCTTCTGCCGGAACTCGTCGAAACGCTGCTGAATTTCCTGCGCGACCTGTTGTACGTCTTTGACTTCAATAGCCATAAAAAACTCCGGTTAGTTAAAATGTAATGATTTCAGTGCACTTAATGCCGAGGTTGTCTCCGCGTCATGCAAAGATAAGGCTCCGTAGCCCTCTGCCATAAAGGCCTTGGCCTGAGAACGGGAGAGTCCGACGTCGCGCAGGACGCGTTCAATATGACTGGGATTGGGAATATCGCCCCGGGCAAAAGCCGATTTTACGTTGCTCACCCGGGCATCATCGTTGGCAGGAAAGGTCACCAGACTCACTTCCCACAAATCGAGGTCTTTCAGTAAAAAAGCCGCTTTTGTCCGGTCATACTCTCCGTCTTTCAGCACATAGCCGATAGACAGTCCGGAGAGTGAACCGGCTTTCATATGGGCGTGTGCCCGTCTTGCCAGCGGATCATCCTCAATCAGCAACCGCCCTTTGAGATAAAGACCTGTCTCGTCTTCTTTCATTTCGGTATAGATACCGATAGGCTCATCCATTCGGTGCTGCCAGAGCAAGGCAGGTAAGCTGCCTTTTTCTCCCCATTGTTTCAGCGTATTGGCAAACGCGCCGGGTAAAACGATATCGTCGGTGCTGTCTTTCAGCCCGAATACCGAGCCATACCCTTCAAACTCGCCGGAATCACTGACAGATTTAATGTTCAAAGGCATATCAAGCCGTTGTTTGGTCATCACCGGCATGAGGTTTATCCTCCGTCTGTGTTGGGTTGGTGTTTTCTGGAGTAGTGGTCATATTCATCGGTGTGAGATAAATATCACCGCCCTCGCGGGGGTTGAGTTCTTCCAGCTCCCGGCATTCGTTCGGCGCGTAAATGCCCCAGTTGATGCCAGTAGCGTAGGCTTCAAAACGGGACTTCATATCCCCACGCAACAAAGCACCCGTGTTGAATTTGGCATAAAACTGCCCCTGTTTACTGTTTTTGACCAATCCGGCATTGATGCGCTGTTCAATCCGGGTGAGGTACGGCACGAGGGAATAATTGATAAACCCGATCCCAAGATTTTCGATATTGTTAAAAGTGGCGCGGTCAGTGTTCTGCACCATATGTAGCGGCACCCGGAAGATGCGGCAGATTTCCTCAAGCTGAAACTTGCGGGTTTCCAGAAACTGCGCATCTTCAGCAGACAGGCTGATTTGATGCCATTTCAGCCCCATCTCCAGGATCATCGGCTTATGGGCGTTGACCAGCCCCTGATGACGGGTCTCAAAATCCGCCTTCAACCGTTTATATGCTTCATCTTTCAGTGCTTGATCAGTTTGCAGTACGCCACTGGTGACAGCCCCGTTACTGAACAACCGTGAACCATGTTCTTCGGTGGCCAGCCCAAGACCTATCGCTTGCCGGGCGTAAGTGATGGGGCTTAATCCGGTCAGGCCATCCAACGTGAAGATGCGAACATGCCAGAGTTCATCCTGTGTCAGCGTCCGACTTTCTCCGCTCGGGAAGGTCACCTGATATTCTGGCTGCCAGTCACGGTTCAGTTTGGAAACGACGACACCCGGATCGAGTGGCAGTAATTCCACCACTTCCCCCAGTGCTTTGACTTTGTAAGCGTAGAAGTTGCCCCGCAGGCACAGGCAGGCAATCAGCAACTCCCAGAATTCCTGCGGAGTCATGTAATTATTGGGTTTGACCGACAACAGCTTATGCAACCGCTTTTTAACAGCGTGTCGGTTGCCGCGTTCTAATTGCTCATACAGTGAACAAGGCAGCATGCCGACCGATTCCGCCAGTACCCGTATGCAACTGAATACAGCGGTGAGCTGCATGGCTAACTGCGGACTGACCCGCCGTCCGCTGTAGGTGTCATAAGACAAGCCAATCAGTTCACTTAAATCACGGGAGGTCAGGGATTCTGCGGATTTGCGAAACAATCCGGGGAAAAACATCAGACCTCCTTATCGGGTGTGTGGCTCAACATGCGTGAGACCAGATACGACCAGCCGAGGCACAACACACCCGACACCATAAATCCGGCAGCCGGCAACAACAGCCATGCGCCGTAAGACAGCAAAGCGCCGCCCGCCAGCCCGATTAGTAGGGCAGCCGCAATGAATATTTTCATGAGAAGACCTCAGAGTGAGCGAACACCGTAGGAGAGTAAATGATCTGAAAGACTGGGTTCTTCGTGCAAAATAGCCCGCCCCATCGCCATAATCAGCGCCACCGCGCCATCAATTTTGCTGTCTTTATGCTCTTTGATGGGACGCACAATGTCATCATTGCCCCCCATCGTTTTCCCGACGACGTTGCTGATACACCAAGACATAATAGGATGACCGTCATGGTGGAAACGCCCGGACTAGATGGCGGCCTCCAGTTCTTTCATCGGATCGCTCATATGCGTGAAATTCTGGGTAATGATGATGAGATTAATGCCCTCATCTGCCAGTGAATGCGATAAGCCGGTTGCCCCAAAGGGATCAATCGGGGCTTCATTGACCGGATTCAGATGACAAGCGAGTTTGGCTTCTTCAAGAATGTAGCGGTAATCCACTTCCGCACCTTCTGTGACGGTCAGCAAATCCATTTCCACCCATTTCTGAAAACGTTCGGCACTGCGCCGGTTTTCATTCTGATCCACGCTGTAGACGCTGTCATACGGCACCCAGAAACGCGGGGCAATACTGTAAAAATGACGTTTTCCGCTGATTTCACGCGAAAAAAGCCGCGCCATGCTATTCATGTCCAGCTTGCGGGCGAGGTCAAAAGCGAGAAAGCAAGGTTGCCCCTCGAATTGTTCCAGCGTCAGTGAAGTATCTTCGCACTGTTTCCAGTTCACCATATTGAAGTAAGCCTCCCGCGCAGACACCCAGATATTCAGGTGTTTGGTTTTAAAGACACTGGCTAAACGCGGGTTATTCAGGGCGCGTTGTTGCTGACTCAGCAAAAAGTCAGCATAAATCGAGATACCCATATTGGGATTGGCTTTGCGGAGTACCGCCGGTGAGGTCCAGTCATCTCCCTCATCCACGGTATAGATCACCCCGAACAACTCCTCGTTGGGTACATTGCCGGACAGCATCTCAACCACTTCGCGCCGCTTGTCGTAGCAAGGGCCTTCAATGTTGTAACCTGCCGTGGTGATCCCCCACATCAGCGGCTGACGCCGTGCCCCCATGCCTGTTAGCATGGTGGTATACAGGTCATCGGTATCATGTTCATGATATTCATCGACAATCGCACAACTGGGTGACTGCCCGTCACCGGGATTGCCAATCAGTGGCTCAAACCGCGCCCCGTCTGCCGGGCGGTTCATATTGGCGGCATTCACTTCAATACCGAATGCCTCAAGCAGCATCGGGGTACGCTTGCACATCAATCGTGCAGGCCGGAAAACTTCCCACGCCTGTTTCTCAGTCGTGGCTCCGGAATAGACTTCCGCACCGAATTCGTCATCACAGGTAAAGCAATAAAGCGCTACACCCGCCGAAATCGCAGACTTGCCATTTTTACGGGGAATTTCGGTGTATACCTCCCGAAAACGGCGTAACCGGCTGCCTTTATGCACCCAACCAAAGACCGAACAGACAATAAACAGTTGCCACGGCTCCAGCGTGATCGGCATCCGCTTAAACGCCCATTCCCCTTTGGTATGTGGCAGCAGTTGAATAAATTTCGCGGCGCGTTCTGCCAAATCCTTATCGAACCGGTATTTGAATTGGCTACTCTTTTCCTGATGCAGATTATCCAGATGCCGCTGGCAGGCTTCCCTAACATGGCGACCAACTTCAATTTTGCCGCGCACCACATCACGAGCGTATTGGTTCGCTGCATTAACATTCGGATAGGCTTTACGGCTCATGATGAAATCATCCTCATAAACGGATTGTCCGTTTTGGCCTGACCTGCCGCCCCAATCAGGCGCTGTCGGCTGCTTGGGTCTAAGCCCAACATGGAGCCAGTGGTATCCATTTCAGATTGTTGCTCTTTTTTGGCGGTCAGCTCCGGGTTTTTAATCGAACCGCCGGTTGCGCCAGTCACCGTATTGCCCTGCCGAGCGATATTTATCACGGCATTGCGCCAGAACTGGTAAGCCACACACCAGCGTTCGAGCACCGCAAGATCCGTGGCACAGAGTAACCCTTGGGCGCATAACTCTTTACTGGTCAGCTCCCACATCACCACGGCCAGCGACATGTTGCTGTCGACAAGCCAATCTGGGGGTGAAACCCTCGTCAGTGGCGTAAAGCTCGGTTCATCCCGGTTCAGTTTGCGCTTGCCTGGATTGCCAGCCAGTATTTTTCGTGCCGTCGGCTTGGGACGACGACCTGACTTACCCGCCGTTCCGGCCATACGCAGCCCCTCCCGTACTTAAAAACAGTGAAAGATCAGTAAAAAGCACCCGATTTAAATTTCATTTTTCGCGGGCATAAAAAAAGCCCCAAGGGGGCAGTCCCCTGGGGCGTGAGTGGCAGGGATTTGACCCACCCCTCCCACGTGTCAACTATGGCATTCGAAATGATTACGCTGGAAATGATTATTCACTCAACCTTCAGCGTAATCGCTCTGTCGCGGTCTTCTGCTGATGACAGGCTTCGCACAACAATTGCAAGTTGCTCAACGCATCAGTGCCGCCATGCGCTTTGGGTTGAATATGGTCAACCGTCGTGCCTGTGACTGCTCGTCCCTGCCGCAAGCAGTGCTGGCACAGAGAGTTATCCCGTTGTTTGACGCGAGCTTTTAATTTATCCCATTGGCTACCATAGCCGCGTTCGTGTCGGCTCTTGCCCTGCTGGTGGTGTTGCCAGCCTGTGTGCTGGTGTTCAATACAGTAACCGTTGCGGGCGGTGGTGGTCTTAGGGCAGCTTTGTTTTCGACAAGCTTTGGGGATGCGGGGAGGCATGCTCTGGTCTCCATATAGCAAAAAACCACCCGAAGGTGGTTAATATTCAATATCTATACCAATCGTAATTGAAGATGCTTGATTTTTAATTCATACCAGATCATGATCGTGCTCATGAA